CCCCGCCCTCCCAGCCCGGTTGACCCTGCCCCCCACGCGGGGCATTCTGGCCCCGTGCAATCCATCTGCCACACCTGCAAACGCTTCCAGGCCCCCCGCGGCTGCGCCGCCGCGGCTGACGGTGCGAGCGGCGCCCGCGCCCTCGCCGCCGGGACCATGGTGACGCGCTGTTCACACTTCCAAGGTGACGGCGCTCGGCAACCCCTGAACGAGGTCCCCGACCGCGGCCGACCGCGCGGCCGCCTGGAGGAGTGAGATGGCCGAAAGCGCCGTTCAGAGGATCGCCACCCGCATCGGCAAGATGATCGCCGGCGCCGACGACGTGGTGATCGCCGACCTCACCGCCGTCCAGCTCGACCTGCGCGCCTCGACCTCAAGCGACGGCTCGGTGGACCGGGCGCGCTCAACCGTGAGCGCGCTGTTCGACACCCAGCAGACCGAGCGCGTGGCGAAGGTCACGGACTTCCGGGAAATGGGCCGCGAGGTGCCGGAGCTGAAGCGGAGCCTCGGCGTCAAGGTGGACTTCGTCTTCGGCGGACCGTCGGAGGATGGCCGGGAGACACACGGCGGCATGCACGTTGAGACCGCCGACGGCGCGGCCGATGAGGTCCGGGGCGTGGTCGAGGAGACCGACAACGCCATCCAGACCCCGCGCCTGATGCGGGCCAAGTACCGCGAGGCCGTACAGCTCGGCGACTCCGCGACCGAGCTGGTCTGGGCCAACGACCGGCTTGTCTGGGTGAAGCCCCTGATCTGCGAGCGTTTCGACGTCCAGTGGGATGAGTGGGGCCGGCTGACCGGCTACCGCGTGCGCGCCTCCAACGCGACCGTCGGTGGCGCCCAGCCCCTGAAGCCCTGGCAGGCCCTCCACTTCGCCTACGACAAGGGCCGAGGGTGCAAGTACGGCACGTCTAATTGGGAGACCGCCCGGCGCATCTGGCGCGCGGCCGACACCCTGGAGGACGTGCTTTCCATCCTGACGCTGCTGAAGGCCGGCAACCGCAAGTCGGTGGCCTACCCGGTGCCCGACTCGCTGACCCCCGAGCAGCTCAAGGTGTGGACGCGCGAGCTGAAGGGCTCCAACGAGCGGCCGGCGTTCTTCGATTCGTCCGGCAAGCTGCGCCGCCGACTGGCCGCGCTGCTGGAGCTGGACGACATCATCTACCCCTACCGGACCTCGGCCAAAGCGCCGGTGTTCCACAACGAACCGACCCCGGAGATCCTGCCGCTGCTGGACCTGTTGAAGTTCCAGCAGGAGCGGTACTTCGTCGCCACCGGCGTCCCCGCCGCCCTCGCCGGCGTGGACCGCAACGTGAACGCGCGGGCCACGCTGGAGCAGCAGGGCCTCCACTTCGTCGCGACCACCCGCATGGACCAGCAGGAGGTGGCGGACAACACGCTGTTCCTGTTCTACGTCGCCCTGCTGGTCGCCGGCATCAAGCCCAACAAGGGCGACGTGATCGTGCGCATGCCACGGGTGAGCGCGTTCGACGACATGCTCCGCGCCCAGGTCCAGCAGATCCGCGCGCAGACCGCGAAGGTGCTCGGCATCGACGTGGGCCTGGACATGCGCTGGGTGCTGGAGACCGTCATGGGAATCTCCGAGGAGGAGGCCACCGAGCTGATGGATGCGTGGCAGATGCCCGCGTTCGAGGCCGATCCGACCGCGCAGGCCCAGGCCGCCCGTCCGGGTGAGGACGTCCTGCAACGGGTCTTTCGCCAGCAGGCCGCGCTGGGCGAGCTGGCCGCGCGCACCCGCGAGAACTACCACCTCCACGGCCGGCGCATCGTGCGTTCCTTCGGCGACCTGAACCCGGAGGCGACCGCCGCCGCCCTGGTGCGCTGATGTGCGACTGCGGCGCCGACCACGGTGACGGGCTCGCCCTCGACCTGATCGGGCTCGCCGGCCTGGACGCGCAGGCGACGATGGCCGAGGCCGCCTCCACCGCGTTCGCCAACGCGCAGCTCGCCAACGTGCGGGGCGCGTTTGCGAGCGAGTGGCACGCGGCCGCCGGCGTGTTCCGGGGCAAAACCGCCCGCATCCGCGCTGGGTTCGACCCGACCACCGGCGCCAAGCTCGCCACCGCGGCCGCTCGCCAGGACGCGCTCCGCGCGGCCGTCTCCGACCTGGAGCGCCGCTGGCAGACGACGATCACCCGCCACTTCCAGGCGTCGTGGAAGCTCGGTTTCGCGGCGCGGGGCAAGCTGCCCCCGGAGACGACGCTGGGGATTCAGACCCTGTCGCCGCGCTTCAAGGCGATGGTGGAAGGGCAACACGCGGCCGCCGCCCGCTTCGCGCAGGACATGGCGGAGGGCGTCCCCAACATGCCCGGCCGGCAGCCCTACGCGACCCGCGCCCAGGCATACGCCAACGCCACCGGCGCGGCCTTCAACCTTGGCGCGGTGGACGGCGGCCCGCCGGGCGAGCTGATCGTGTGGGTGCTGGGCAACGCGGACCACTGTGCCGAGTGCCCGTTGCTCGCCGCCTATGGCCCGTACACGCGAGAGACGCTCCCCACGGTGCCGCGCGCGGGCGCCACGCCCTGCCGGAGCAACTGCAAGTGCTCGCTGGTCTTCAAGCCCGGCAAGGCGCCGGAGCGGCCCGCGGTGGACCCGGACTCGGTGGCGACCGCGGCCTTGAACGACCCGCCGCAGGCGCCCATCGGCTGGCGTTCGCCGACTCCGAGCGAGCGGGACACCCTGCGCGATCTGGAGTCGCGCCTGAACTTCGCCCGCCGGCAGATCGCCTCCCACCCGCCCGACAGCGCCGCGCAGCGCCAGTGGATCAAGACCCGCCGCGCCCTGAACCAGGAGCTGATCGACCTGACCGAGCGCGAGCGCATCTACCACGTCCCCACGTTCAGCGTGTCCGAGGTCGTCAACGGGGCCGAGGTCGGAGGCGCCGCGGTCACCGATCTGGTCGTGGCCCGCGGTGTCGACGGCGAGACGGTGGCGGTCGCCCGCGAGGCCGCCGCCGGCGCCGCCGATGAGGCCATGGAGCAGCTCGCCACGCGCCTCGCCAACCTGCCCCCGGCCCGGCCCGCCCTGCCCGGAGCGGCCGCCCTCCGCCGCGCCCTGGCGCCCCCGGAGGCGCCCCCGGAGGGTGACGGGCAAGGCGAGGCCGAGGCGCCGATCTGCGGATGCGGCGCGCACATGCACCGCTGCCGCTGCCCGCTGGCGTGGTCGTGCCCGGCCTGCGGGGCGCACGGGTTGGAGCAGTCGCGAGCCCTGGAGGCCGACGCGGAACCGGAGCTGCCCAGCTCCGCGCAGCTCCCCGATCCCTTCGGGTGGCAGACCGTGTCGGTGGTGGGCCTGGGCGCCCGCCATACGGCCGCGCTCGCCAAGCCCCTGCTCACGGTCCTCGCCACGGCGGAACAGCCCTTCCAGGTGGAGCTGGGGCCGGTGGACGCCGATTGGGCGACGCTCGCCCTGGAGCTTGGGTTCTGGGTGCGCGGTCCGGGCGCCGAGGTGCAGCGGTTGCTCACCGCCTGGAACGCCGCCGCCCCTGCCCCCGGCCTTGGGATCGCCCCCTACCTCTCCTGAGCGCAGAGCAATAGCTGCCTGCGACCCCAAAAAAGTTCGTCAACGTCGCCAAAACAGGGGTTTCAGATGCGCGCGACCGTCCGGTGTTTCCTCCTGGAGCCGACCGACCAGTCGATGATTGAGCTGCGCCGAATGCGTATCCACCCGGACGCCGGAGCGAGCGAGCCCTGCAAAGGGCGCCTGGGCTACTGCAACGCCACGGTCCAGACCGAGCGCGGCCTGTCCAGGCTGGACCCGCGCTCGTTTGGCAGCGGACGCGAGCCCACGGCTGAGGAGCGCGCCGACAAGCGGTGGCCCACCGCCTGCGCCGCCTGCGGACGCCCGTTCGCCGCCGAGGACCACTGGCAGCTCAACGAACACCGCCTGTTCGCCGGCGCGCCGTCCGGGCTCCTGGTCACTGTGGCCGAGGCGCCGCCGGGCGCCATCTGGCGAGCCCTCTGGAATGAGGACAGCGACGCCTTCGTGGGGCAGGACGGCCGGAGCTACTACGTCAAGCTGCCCGACGGGACCGAGTGGTGCCCGGACGCGCCCGCCGCCAACAGTAACCGCCCGTGGACTCGCACCGGCATCGCCCCCGAGCTGACGTGCAGCCCGTCCATCCGCACCGCCCGCTACCACGGCTACCTCGTGGGCGGCCACCTGGACCCGTGCTCCGACTCCGAGACCTGATCTAAGCCTACAGAGCCGCTCCCAGGAAAAGAGCGCACGGCGCGCGTTTTCTCTCGACTTGCTCAGGGCACCACGCTACAACGTAAGCATGAACGGCGCGGCGAGGCGCCCCTGAACGGGAGAGAACGATGGCAAGCGCAACCTGGACCGAGATCGGGAACGTGAACGTCTCTCGCAAGCCCAACGGCCGCACCTATCCGAACGCCGGGTTCACCGGCAAGGCGACGATCTACCGCTACGAGGGTGAGGGCATCGGCAAGCTTAAAGCGCCGCAGTTCGCGGTGGTCGTGACGTTCGAGCGCATCACGGCCGGCTACCACTGTGTCGGGCACGTCGTTGAAGCCCTGAAAAACGCGGCGCCTGTCCTCCGCGACGCGCGCAGCGCCCCGATGCACGACTTCGTCGATTGGGGTGGACCCATCGGCAAGCCCGACGGCAAGCACTCGCCGCTGTCTCTGACCCACCTCTTTACCTGACCGAGGTCCGCGGTTGCGTATGGTGTACCGTGGCGCTATTGTATGGCGAGGAGGTCAGAACAATGTCTCCGACCAACGGTGACGTGGTCCACATGCCCAAACGAGACGACAAGCGCGCGACGCCGCGCCCGGCCGTGGTGCTTCGCGACCTCGGTGACGAGGTGTACGAGGTCAAGGTCTGCGATGAGCCCGGCCCGCGCGTGGTCTTTGCGGAGGAGCTGCTGGGCTTCGCCGTCCAGGTGCGCGCCGCATGATCCGTCTCATCGACCTCGCCCGCGACGCCGGGCGTGACGCGCAGACCGCGGTGGAAAAGGCCGTGGCCCTGCGCTGCGACTTCCACCTGCGCGATCCGCAGGATGGATCGATCCGCCCCTGCACACCGCTCACCGCCGCGCAGGCGATAGCCGGAACCCTCGGTGGGTACGAGCCGGAGGCAGTGGAGCTTGGGTCACGCTCCGCTGCGCAGGTGCTGGCGGCGCTGTCCGCTCCCGCGTAGTCTCGCCCCCATGTGGAACCTACGCGGGGCGCTGGCGGCTGCCCCTGAGATTGCCGCCCAACTTCTCCTCGCCAGGGGCAAGCTGCTGGTCGCCTTCGGGCGCGCGCAGCTCCCGCACGGCGTCACGCTCTGGCAGCTTGGCGCCGGCGTCGATCAGCGCGAGGCCGCCCGGACGATCCTGGCCCTGCGCGCCGCGATGAAGGCCACAAGTGTCGACCTGGACGCGGTGGACGACGCGCTGGCGCGCCTGCGCGTCATCGCCGTGCCCGATGGGCATGGTTTCGACCAACGGGGCTACTGGCGAGGCCGTGGCCGCTCTGCGGTGGCGATCCTGTTGCTCCAGCCCGGCAAGGTAGACGCCGACGAGCTGGCCCGGAGCATCACCGGCCTGCTGGTCCGGCGTGTGCCCGGCCTGCGCGACTTCGTCTCCAAGGTGCCGTCGCCATGATGCGAGACGCCCTTGAAGCCGAGGCCCGGCGCGTCCAGGCCCGCGTCCAGGTGTCCGCCGGCGACCGCTTCGTGCGTGGCGGCCGCCTCGTCACCGTGACGGCGCTGGAGGATGGCTTCGTGATCTTTCGGGACGTGGCCGCGGCGGAGGAGCGGGTCCTACAACTGTCCGACTTCAAGAGCCGCGCGCTGCGCAAGGTGGAGCTGGTGCTGGGGCCGTCGGACGATCCGGTGGAGATCGCCTGGGGCATCGCACGGCAGGTCAACTTGACGACTACGGACCGGGCGCACCTGCTCTCCACGCTCCTGTCCGGCGACCGCGAGGCCGACGCCGCGATCAACGGCTGGATCAGTGACTTGCTCGCCGGGCGCGAGCTGAAACGGGGGACGTGATGAGTGGAGTGCTCCTGGGAACCGAGAACGAATGGCGCAAGGCCCGCGCGCTCCAGGCCCGCGCGGCCAAGGACCGGCAGCGCCACGTCGGACGCCGGGCGCGCGATGAGCGCGAGGCCGCCGACCTGGACAACCGCCGGGCCAACCAGTTCCTGGTGGACGGACGCTACGTTCCCGGCGCACGGCCAGGGACGTGGCGCCGGGTCTGGGCGGTGTACGAGCTGTGCGGCCTGGACGAACCCAAGCTGCGAGCCGACGGTTTCGACTTCGGTGAGGAGGCCGTTCTGTACGCGCGGGACCTGTGCCTGGGGCGGGTCACGGTCTCCGGCTTCGGGGCCTTGGGCAAGGTCTTCGGGGCCGGCCGCGGCATCCTCGGCGTCAACCGGCAGCTCGACCGGCCGGGCGAGGCCCGCGTCCAGGTGCAGAACCTGCCCGGTGAGCGGTTCATCGTCGCCCCCGGCGCGCCCCCGCAACCCGCGACCGCGGCGCCCGCTCGACCGGCGCTGGTGGTCGCCAAATGAACGGCGCCTTCACGCCGCTGGTGGTCCTGCGCGGTGACGACCTGCTGGCCGGGTTGTGCGAGTCCGGCGCCTTCAGCGTGCCGCTCGCCGCCGGACGGCCGCCGCTGGAGTTCGTCCAGGCCCTGGAGTCGCTCGACCTGCCCGGCCGCGAGCTTCAGCTTGGGGCGTCGTCTCCGGGTGGCGATCAGGTCAGCCTGACCATCGCCCTCGACCGCCTGGACCTGTGGGCCATGCGGCGCGCCGGAGCGCGTCTCCAGGCGCTGGAGGTGTTCGTCTACGCCTACGCCGGCGAGGCCACCCTGGCCGACGCGGTGGAGCTGTACCGCGGTGTCGTGGACTCGCCCTCGTTCAACCTGGACGAGCGCATCGTGACGCTCTCCGCCGTGGAGCCCAGCTCGACCGCCGACACGGTGTTCCCGCCGGCGATGACGGCCGATCCGGGGCGCTTCAGCAACCTGAACGAGAACAGCAAGGGCGCCACCGTGCCCGTGGTCTACGGCCGGGTGTACGGCGTGCCGCTCGTGACCCTGTTCAACGTGGACGTGGACACCGTGCGCTGTCTCGTGGCCGGACACCCGATCCACGGCGACCCCGACGATCCCGGCCACCTGGACGTCCTGCGAGCGCGGACCGGCGAGGAGGGGCCTGGAGCGGACGTCGTGGTCGTGGCCGGCGCAGCGATCAAGCGCATGCGGGACGGCCGAGGGGACTTCTACAGCGCCGTGGACGTGCCCGCCGCCTCCTGGAGCGACAACAGCCTCTTCACCGGCACGATCCTGGGCATGCTCGGCCCGGAGGAACAGCCCCTGGCGGGCCTCGGCGACGTCATCGACCACATGGTCCACACCTACGGCCGCGACCAGTGGCAGGAGCTGGCGACGGACCGCATTCGGCCGGCCAACCGCGTGCTCAACCGCTACACGGTGGGCGTCCTGTTCAACGAACGGCAGACGGGCGACACTCTGTTGGGGCTCCTGGCGAGCCGCTTCGGAGGGCAGTTTCCGGTGGTCTTCGGAGCGGTCGGAGGGCGCTTCGGGTGGGACGTGGTCCTCACGCCGAGGCCGGACGCGCCGCCGGCGCTCGCGCTGTCCTACGGCGTCAACGCCTTCCAGCGGACGGACGTCCAGGAGACCGCCCGGAGCGCGGTGCGCAACGCCTTCATCCTGGAGTGGGGCTACCGGGGCTCGACTGGACACGCGCCCAACACCCTGGAGCGCAGGGCGGACAACGATGAGCGGTGCCGCGCCTCGGCCAGCCGCTGGGGCCGCAGCGCCGACTTCCGGTGGCAGGCCGCCGACGTGGCCGACGCCGCGACCGCGGTGCTCCTGCTTTCCGAACAGGTGGCCCGTCAGTCGGAGGTGTTCGAGCGGGTGGGCTACCTCTGCACCGAGCCTGCGATCCTGCGCCTGCCCTACGGGTCGGTTATCGAGGTCACCGACTCCAGGGCCGGCTGGGCGGGGCGGCGCTTCCTGCTGGAGTCGGTGCGCCCGGCATCGGACGGCACGGTCGCCATCGGCCTTGTGAGCCTGTCACCGGCCGGGCTCGGTCCGGGCATCGTGGAGCCGACGACGACGATCCGGCCGCACTACACCCAGGGCATCAGCTCCGGTGGGGGTTGACGGCCGGCAGGTGCGTGGCGCACCTTGCGACCATGACCGGCAAACGTGACGACCCAGGCCGCGACCCTCGCTCGCTGTACCTTTCCAACGCCCTGGTGTCGGAGGTCCGGCGTCTGGCCGACGCGAGCCGGCGCAGCTACTCCGCCCAGCTCTGCCACCTCTGCGAGCTGGGCCTGACGGTGGCCGACCGCATCGCGTTCGAGGACGCCGCAGAGATGGACGACGTGGCGCAGCGCCAGCACTTCTACCCGGACGTGGACCTGGACGAACAGATCGCCAACGTGTCGGTCAAGAACCGGCAGACCTACTCGGCCGCGGCGCGCGCTTTGGTCCGGGCCGGCCTGCGCCTGTGCGAGCGGTCTTCGTGCCGAGTCTGCGCGCCCGCCAGGGGTCTCGACGCCGAGGCGCAGCGGCCATGAGGGTGCGCACCTTCGGAGACCAGGACGCGAGCCGTCAGGCCGTCGCCAAGGTCTGCGCCCGCGCCGTCGTGGAGGTGTTGCGCCTGCTGGATGCCTTCGTCGGTGACGCCGCGGGCTCGCCCGAGTTCCGCGCCTTCCGGGAGGAGTTCGGGCCGGAGCTGCTGGCGATCCTCCAGGCCGAGGTGGCCGGGCCGATCATCGCCGGCATTGACCTGGAGCCCGACGGCCGGGCGTCGCTGGCCAGAGCGGCGGAGCGCCTGCGCACGTATGAGCCGCCCCCGGAGGTGGACACCCTGCTGGGCCGTCTGGCGTGGCTCGTGGAAGAGGTGCCCTCCATGGCCCACTTCTTCCGGCAGCTCTACGCCGCGGACGAGCGCCGCCTGGAGGAGCTGGTCACCCGCGCCCGCGCCCTCGACCTGGAGCGCGAGGCGGACCGCAAGGTGGGCGAGGACATCGTGGCCGAGCTGGAGGTGCTCCACCTCTGGGCGCATCCCAGCGGCCGGGTCCTGCGCGGTGACGTGAAAGCCATCGCCCGCTTCCGTGAGGTGGTCGGCTCCTGGGGCGGCCTCATCGCCCGGACCGAGGAGGAGCGGCCCGTGATCGAACCGCCAGAGCCTCCAGCGCCCGCGCCGGTGGCGACCGGGCGCCCGACCTGCCCGACCTGCGGCGGCTTCCTGTCCGCCACGCCGGCCGGGCTCACCTGCTACACCTGTCCGAGGAGCTGAACGTGGAAGACAACGGGAAACGAACGATGCTGTCCAAGGAACAGCGCGAGGCGGAGCTGGGCCGCGCGCTGTCCGACACCGCGAGCGAGGCCGCGCCGCCCCCGGCGCCGGCCGGCCCCAACCGACGGCAGCGCCGACGTGGCCAGAAGCTCGCGCAGCGGGCGCATGTCCGCCGGCAGGCAGGGCTCACCTGATGGCCGTCGCCAAACCGCTCGGTCCCTGGGTGGCCGTGGAGCCCGACTTCCAAGGTGAAGGCGAGGTGCAGGATTCAAGCGGCCTGTGGCTGCCCGCGCTGCACAAGGCCCGGTTCGATGCCATTTACGCGGTGGTCCTGGCCAAGGGGAAAGACGCGCCGGCGGAGCTGTCCGTTGGGGACCGCGTGGTGTTCCAGCGGTTCAGCGGTCACCCGGCTCAGGCGGACGCGCTGCCCGCCGAGGTCTTCGGTGGCACGCCGGGCCGGTACGCCGCCCTGGTGCGCGTGGTCGACGGCCGCCCTGGCGACGACCTGGAGGACCGGCTGCGGGTCTACCAGAACCACGTCAAGAACCTCATGCAGCTCCTGGACGTCGTCCGCCCCACCGACCGCCCCCGCTGCGCCATCCTCCTGGCCCACTACCGCGCCGAGGTCAAGGCGACCAAGGCCGCCCTGAACGGCTGCCTGCGCAGCCGCCGCCACCATCCGGTCGATGCGCCCTGGGCAGTCGGCCGCGGCCTGGAGGCCGTGGTCGAAAGCTGACCCGTGTCGACCGAACCACTCCCGATCCGGTTCGACACGGAGAACCAGGGCGCGCGGTTCAGCGAGTTCCTGGCCGCGCTCGCCGCACGGTTCCCTGGCCTGCCGAGCCCTGCGGCGCGCGTGCTCGCCTTCATGGAGGCGGAGGCCGGACAGAGCAATAGCCGCTCCACGCCGGAGCGGCCCGCGCGTGGCGCCTACGATGGCCCCGCCCAGGCGCGCGCCATCCGGCTCACCGATGAGCAGCGCGAGGTGTTCGAGCGAGCGGTCGCCCATTTCCGCGCCATGGAGCCGGACATGAGCGAGGGTCGCGTGGTCGAGCTGCTGGCGGCCGAGTTCTTGTCCGGGCTCTGACGCGCTGGCGGCGAGCAACAGCGCGGCCCAGAAAGAAAGCGCATTCGGCGTGCGTTTTCGTCTCGACTCCCAGGAATGCCTGCGCTACAACGTAAGCATGAACGGGCCGCGGTGGCCCCGGACGGGAGAATGAGATGGCACGCGGAATCTTCGGAATCGAGCTGACGCAGGCAGAGGCGGGGCGGCTGGTAGCGCGGGCGCAGCGCGCCGGGCAGAAGCTGTCCCGGCCGTGGGCCGTGGTGGAGGGCGGCTTCCTCATGGCGCAGGACTGCCGTGAGATGTGGGCCGAGTTCCGCGGAGGGGATTCGGACTTCCAGCGCGCCGTTCGCGCCCTCCAGGCGGCCGGCTTTTCCTCGGCCCGCGCCGTTGGGGCGCACTGATGGCCGCGTCAGAGCTGCTCGCCGTGCGCGCCGAGTTCGCCGCCCTTCGCGCCGAGGCCGCCCGCCACGGATTGAGCCGCGCCCGCTGGGAAGCGGACCTCACCGAGCGTTTCATGGCTCTCACGAACGACTGCGAGGCGTTTGCCGATCACGAAGGGACGCGCGAGGAGCTGTCCCTGGCGCAGGGCCGCGCCTACGTGATCGCCGCCAAGCGGGTGGTGCAACAACTGCCAGCAGTAGCTGGCCGGGAGACTACATGAGCACGATCCTGAAGAAGATGAAGACCGCGACCCTCACCGAGTCGGAGCGCGCCTGCTACCACCGAAGCTGGTGGAGCCGGGCCAGCCGGCACGCGACGATGGGGGAGACCCTGGCCGAGGCCCGCGCGGCGATGGCCGCGGACGGGTGGGTCGCCAGCGCCGCTTTCGAGTTCTGGCGCCCTGGATTCGTCGCCTACATGGACTCCCTCCGGCACACCCTGCTGGTCTTCAAGGTGCCCTCGCCGGTCGCCCTCCGCCCGGCCCGCCAGAAAAAGGCCGCCTGAGCCGCCTGGGAGCCTCGCTGAGAGGTGTTGACCTACAGGCGCGCCACGAATACCGTTGCCTCCTCAACCGCCGCTGGAGAGACGATGGCAACGCCGAAAGACCCCCCCCGCCTGGAAGACGCGTTCAAGCCCGGTGACAAGGAGCTGGCCGCCGAGGCCGGCGGTGACGCGAGCGTCATCGAGAGTTTCGAGCCGCCGGTGAGCGCCGCCGAGCGCGAAGCCGCCGAGAAACGGCTGGCCAAGGCCGCGAGGGGCGGCGCCAAGTCGGTGCGCGTGATCAACATGAAGATGGGCACCACGACCATCCTTGTGCCCACGGGTGGCGGCGTGACGCGCGTCAAGATCCCGGCCTTCGGCGTCTCGCCGGAGCTGCCCCTGGAGTACGCCAAGCGCCTGTTCCGCCAGATCAGCGACCGCAAGCATGAAAACAAGCGGCCCACCCTGGCGTTCGAGCCCGAGGCCCGCCCGGCCGACGCCGCGCCCGAGTCGTTCACCGACCGCTCCAGCGGCATGATCTTCACCACGGACTCCTACGCGCCGCCGTCCGGCCTGAAGAATCCGGCGGGCGGCACCTACCGGCACTCCATCCGCCAAGCTCAACTGTTCGTGGCCGCCCTGCGGACGCCGGAGGCGATCAAGCGGTACATCCGCGAGTTCGACAACCGGCAGGCGGTCATGGCCTACGCCCAGCAGGTGATGACGCACCGGCAGGCCCAGGAGCTGAAGCACCTGGGAAGCGAGGCGGCCGCGTCGGACGCGATGGTCTGACATGCCTACCCTCGCCGAGTTCCGCGCGCGCCTTCGGGCCGCGGTGGGCCACGCCACCGACACGACGCTGCTGTCCGACGCCATCGTGGACCAGTGCCTGACCGAGGCGTTGCGCGAGGTGAACCGACACTTCCCCGCGGTGGGCGTGGCGAGCTTCAACACGGTGGCCGGCACCCAGGTCTACAGCCCCCTGGTGGGCGTGGAGGGCGCGCGCTCCATCGTGGACGTCTTCTACGACTCCGAGGGCCACGCAATCGACCTGGGGCCGGAGGTCACGCGCGATGAGGCGGGCAACCTCACGGTCCAGCGGCCGTTTTTCGAGCTGGCCGCCGCCCGGCTGCGCGAGTTCCAGGCGCGGTTCTTCGCGGGGCGGGCGACCATCCAGGGGCCGCTGGTCTACCTGGACCCGATCCCGCAGGGCGTGGTCGCCGTCTACTTCACCTACTTCGGCAACCGCTTCGCCACGGTGGCCGACGTGGATGATGAGCGCGAGACGGCGTTCCAGAACTACGCCGAGTTCCGCTGCCACTCGCTCCTGGCCGTGGGCCGGGGCGCGATCTCCAACGTGTCGGGCGCCTCCGGCGTCTCGACCACGACGCGCGCGCCGGAGCACCACAAGGCGGCCGCCGGCGAGGCGTATCAGCGGTTCATCGACGGCCTGGGACCGCTCGCCCCGATCCGAGGCGAGCCGTGACGCTGGCGGCCGCCAGGGCCGACCTGAACGCTCGCATCACCCCGGTCTGATCCGCTGGGTCCGGGCGCGGGCGTCGTGGTAGCGTTGTCGCATGTCCGACGACTCCACCCGCACCGGCTTTGAACGTCTCCTCGGCCCAACGGGGACGGGCTACGCCAACGAGCTGCTCCGCGCCGGCGCCGCCGTCCTGGCCGAGCGGCAACGGCCGCCGACGGCTGACGGTGAATCCGTCTGTACGGTCGCCATCCTGCGCCGCCGCAAGGTGGCCGAGGGCAACCCCGCGGTGGGCAAGGATGCGACCTGGGCCAACGTGGCCGGGCTGGACGCGGTGCAGGCCGTGCCTTTCACGCCCAGCTCCTGGTCCGGCTCCAGGCCCGGCGCGCCGGCGGCCTTTGGGCAGCTCAAGGAAGGGGAGCGCGCGTTTCTCCTGGTGGACGTGCCCGCGGACGGCAAGCTCGCCGGTGATCGGGTCCTGCTCACCGACCGCATCCGCTACGACGATCCGGTGTACGGGCCGCACGCTTTCCAGGTGATCGACGTCGCCGGCGACTTCGGGGCCGGCCTGATCTGGGTCAAGACGCGCTACAGCCGGGAGGACTGAACGTGACCATGAGCCTGCGGTTCGAGCCGCCCCTTACCTTGACGTCCGAGCGGCTGACCGAGACCTCCAGCCGGCTTGTGGAGGCCGTGGAGCGCGAGCTGGGGCGCATCGCGGAGGCCGCCGCCAACCGGGCCGCCTTGAAGACGCCTGGGAAACACGCGCACAAGGCGTGGGTGGTGCGGTCGTTCAAGGGCGAGGACGGGGCGCGGGGCTTCGTGGTCGAGAACACCGACCCGCGCTTCAACGCCTCGGTCGAGCTGTCCGACGGGCGCATCACGAACCTGGGCGAGATGCTGGAGTACGGCACGCGCCCCCACATGATCCGGGCCAAGCCCGGCGGCGTCCTGGCGTTCTTCTGGCCGGCGGTGGGCCGTTTCGTCACGGTGGCCTCGGTCGCGCACCCTGGGACCAAGCCCTACGGCATGATGCGGGCCGCCCACGGGCTCGCCGTCGCCGAGGCGCAGAACATCGGCGCGGTCGTGGCCCGCGCGGTGGGCGCGACGGCTGGAGCGGCGTCGTGAGCGAGCACCGAGACCACTCCGATCTGAAGCGGTCGTTCCAGGTCTGGCTCGGCTCCACCGTGACCTGCCCGGAGGGCACGTTTCCGGTGATCCACGACTACGCCCTGGCCGATCCCGATCTGGCCGAGGGCGGGGCCGGGGCCGGCGACGAATGGCAGAGCGAGGCCGATGGCGCGCGCGAGGCCCAGGCGTGGGTCGAGGTGCGCTGGCTGGAGGAGCTGGCCGGGGCCGGCGGCTGGTCGTCTGCGCAAGTGGACGTCTTCAGCCGGGTGGGCGATCCGACCGCCGACGCCGGCGACAAAGACCCGCTGGGCGTGCGGTGCGAGCACCTCGCGACCGCCGTTCAGGCCCGGTTCACCGAGCGGCGCGCCGGCCTGCCCGGCTGGGCGGTGGACGTGCTCGACTTCGCCGACGTGGACTCGCCGCAGGCCACCGGGCAGAAGCTGATGGTCCAGTCGCGCTCCAGGGGGACCTTCGGAGCGCCGGAGGAGCGCCGTAGACACCACATGACCGACGGTTTGCAGCGCGTTACGTTGACGTTCACGATCCGGCTCCCACAGGACGCGCTGGGCGCCGTTGGCTTCATCCCGTAGCAGGAGGCTTCCATGCCGATTGGTCTTCAGTCCACCCACTCCTCGGCCAATCTCTTCCAGGGCTTTTGGAGTCACGTCCACTTCGTCAAGGCGCCCGGCACCGAGGACGAGGCCCTGTACTACCTGGGCGTGATGCAGGACGCCGTCCTGGAGATGAGCCGGGAGGACACCGAGTACCTGGGCACCACGTTCCCGCGCCGTGTCGAGCTGCTCTCGCCCACCCGCATGGGCATGAAGTTCAGCGGGCGGCTGGACGAGCTGCACAAGGCGAACATGCACCTCCTGATGGGGGAGGACATCGCCGACGTCTCGCAGTACGTCAACCCCGGCGCGGCCTGCGCGTTCGATGACGTCTTCGGCAACCTCGTGGCGCGGCGCGAGCGGTGCGACGGCTTCGTGATGGAGGCGACGATCTGGAAGACCACCGGGTCGGGCGCCATGTCCATCGGCGGTGACGCGAGCGTCGTCGGCACCAACGCCGAGTTCAACGCGCTGGACGACACGAACGAGGGCTTCGGTGGCAGCGCCGACAGCCCGCTGGGCAAGCTGTACTGCCCGAACCCGAACGTCTCGCCGGTCTTCACCGAGACGCCCTAAGCGCCGGCTTCCGCGCGGGCCTTCACCCTCGTCAGTGCCTGGACGAGGGTGGTCCGCGCCACCGGCTCGTCTGCCACGCCGAACGTCTGTCCCGTCCCCCACTTCCCTGCCGACCACTTCGACACTTGAGACCAGACGCCGCGCAGGGCTGCGGCGCGAGCGGCAAAGCGCGTGGGGTCTCTCGTGTCCATGTCGTGGACGTCGTAGTGGCGGCCGTTGACCTGACGATACCATCGTGGAGGGGCCGTCCGGTTGCCTCCAGGGCGCCGTGGAGGCGGCGCGGTGTCCTGCCCGACCGCAGGAGCGGCACTCTCCGCCACCTCGCGTTGACGGGGCTGCTGGGGGCCTTCGTCGCTGGACAGTCCGAAGGCGCGGGCGAGCAACACTGTGGGCGTCGTGAACGACGCCTGCCACGCCGACACGTCCAGCAGAAACTGCGCCCTGGTCCGGGTGAAGAAGTAGTCCTCGGCACTCATGCCCGACCGCTGCGCCATGATGGCGACCAGAGTGGCCGGGCCGGGTAGCGCGTCGGCTAGTTCTTCGCCTCGCTCATCGCCCCCGGCGCCTTGGCCGTCGCCAGGGGCGTCAGGTTTCCCACGATCTCACGCCAGTTGGAGACGCGGAAGGCCGCGGCCACGACGCGCGCGGCCTGCGGCGTGGAGAGGTTCTCCAGCAGGTGGTCCTGCACCGCCTGGGAGCCCTTCCACGCGCCGGAGACCTCGGCCTCGGCCGCGGGCAACACGCCGGCCTTGGCGAGCACGCGCGCATTCTCGCGGGTGTCCAGCATGACGATGGCGATCCCGCGGATGCACGGGATGAGCTGCTGTCCGAGCACGGTGCGCGCCTGTTCCCAGAGCTTGGGCAGGAGCGCCGGCACCAGGGGGAGCATCTTCGTGAGCACGCTGCGGTCACCGCCCGTGGCGTCGAGGCCGCCGGCGGTGCCCAGGGCCTCGGCCAGGACGACACCGAGGCCGGCAATGTCGAGCTGTCCGATGAGGCGCAGCGCGGTTTCGTCCTGAGACAGGCGCGCGGTGCGCACCGTGAGGACGTCGCCGCCGACGGGCACTTGCTCGGTGAGGTCTCGCAGGGCGGCAAACGGGTCGTTGGGGGCGATGGTCGGGTTGGTCGTCATGGTCTCTCCCGTGGGGTGGGAGGTGTTCATAACACGCCGGCGCCCGCTGGGTGAAGTCCCACGGGGCGCGTGGTAGGTTTCGCCCTGAACTCCAGGGGAGGCCCAATGTCCGACACCTCGCATCGCATCGCACTCCTGCTGGAGGTCGTTGACTCCAAGCTGCGCGCCGGCATCAAACAGGCCACCCGGGTCATTGCCGAGCTGGAGACCGCGACGGCCAGGGTGTCCGGCAAAGCGGCCGGCTCCATGGAGGGATTCGAGGGCCGCACCGCCCGCGCGTTGGGCAAGCTCAAGGGGACCGTCGCTGCCGGAACGCAGGCGCTGTCGTCGCTGGAGTCCGCCGCGGCCACCGCCGGCGCCAAGGGCGCTGCCGCGATGGAGGGCCTGGAGAAACGCACCTCCGGCGCGTTCAACCGGATGCTCGGTCCGCTCGCCGACTTCAAGGGGCAACTCGCCGCCGTCTTCGGGGCGGCCGGGCTCGCCAAGGCCGCCGAGGCCGCGTCCGGTTTCGAGCGGTCGCTTGCCGACGTCAACACGCTGCTGGACGGGTCGGGCGTTTCGGTCAGTCGCTACCGGGAACAGCTCCTGGAGCTGTCCGGGCGCAGCTCTCGCGACCTGCTGGACCTGACCAAGGGCCTGTACGACACGCTCTCCTCCGGCATCCCTGCGGTGGAGGGCGCGGCTGGCGCGTTCGCGGTCCTGGAGGCGTCGCAGAAGGCCGCCGCGTCGGGCGGAGCGGAGACCGCGGACGTGGTCCGCGCGGTCAACGCCGTCCTGAACGCCTACAAGAAATCGGGCCTCACCGCCGCGCAGGTGACGGACAAGCTCCGGGTGACCGTCGACAAGGGCGTCACGACGATGCCCGAGCTGGCGAGCAGCCTTGGCCAGATCGTCGGCATCAGCTCCGCGTTCGGCGTCTCGCTGGACGAGGTGCTGGCGGTCATGGCCCAGCTCACCCTGGGCGGCCTCTCCACGTCGGAGGCCCTGACCTCGGTCCGGCAGATTATGGTGTCCCTGGCCCGGCCGCCGAAAGAGGTGGGCGAGCGGTTCAAGGCCCTGGGCATCGAATACGGGGTCACCGCCCTGAAGGGAAAGCAGCTCACCGGCGTCCTGGAGGACGTGATCGCGAAGACGCAGGGCTCCGCTTCCGAGATCACCCAGCTTTTTACCGACGTCGATGGCCTGAAAGGCGTCCTGTCGCTCACCTCGCAGGGCTTCGACAGCCTGCACCAGAACCTGGACGCGGTGAAGAACAGCACGGGCGCGGTGGACCGCGCCGCGGCCAAGGTGAACGCGACCTTCAACGAACAGTGGAAGGTGCTGAAGAACCGGGTGACCGCCGCGCTGATCCAGATCGGCGACCGCATGCTGCCCGCGCTCACGGCCACCATGAACGCGCTGTCGAGCGCGCTCGCCTCCGGCGGCCTCGTGGATAGCCTCGGCAGCTTGGCGGCCGCTGTCGCCCGCCTGGGCCAGTTTGCGGCCGAGCACGGCAAAACCATCCTGTTCCTGCTGTCCGGGCTTGCCGCGGTGAAGATCGGCCGAGCGGCCATGTCCGGCCTGGACGCGCTGCGCGACAAGCTGGCGACGCTCGGCAAGGTCACCTCCAGCGTCGGCGCCACCGCCGCGCGCTTTGGCCAGGACTACGGCTTGAGCTACGGACGAGGGCTCTCGACCGGCGTGAAGCTCTCCGGTGCGGGCCTGCTGAAGTCGCTGAAGGAAGCACTGAAGAACCCCAACGTGCTCGCCATGATCGCCGCGGTCGGCATGGAGCTGGGGCAGGCATTCGGCGACTGGCTGGGCAAGGGCCTCGCCAGCCGGGACAGCGAGTTCGGCGACGCCGCGCAGGAGGCCATTCGCAAGTCCACCGAGGCCATGTCCAACGCCAGCCTGGACACCGCGCTCGCCGCCGGCTTCAAGGACGTGGAGGAGATGAAGGCGGCGCTGGACCGCCTGCGGAGCGGTGCGGCCGTCCTGCTCAAGGGCTCTCCGAACAGCACCAAGAACGCCGCGGGTGAGACCCGCCTGGGCTTCAACAAAGAAGACCTGAAGGACGTCAAAGAAGCGTTCCACGCTGCCCCGGAGGAGGCGCAGGCCGCCGCGGCTGAGGCGTCCGCGCGCATCGGGGCGCGCATCGGGGACCTGGAGAATGAGAAGGCGACCCTGGACGCGCGGATGGAGGCCCTGCGCGCCGAGGCGGAGGGCGCCAGGGCCGCCGCGGAAAAGTACCGCCAGGACGCCAACACCACGCTGGAGGGTTTCGGCCGCGCCCTGGCCGGCGGGGTCAACCCGCACGTCAAGTCGATGGCCGCCGCCGAGGAGGAGCTGGGCAAGCTGGAGGCGCGGTCTCGCGAGGTTCAGCGGTCGCTCATCCAGTCCCGCGAGGAGGCCGCCGGGCTCGCGAAAAACATTGCCGAGGGTGAGAGCGAGGCGGCCGCACAGATCGGGGCGCGAGACGAAGATCTGAAGGCCAAGGTGAAGGCGGCCAAGGATGCGGAGCGCGAGCGCAAGCGGCAGTCCAAAGACGCCGCGCGCGAGGCGGAGCGCGTCCGCAAAGAGCACGAACAGGCGGTGGCCCAGGCCCTTGACGGTCTCGCTCGCCTGCGCGAACAGGCCGAACAGCTCGGCTCCGAGGCCGGCGTGGCGTTCCTGGACGCCATGCTCCAGGAACAGGAGCGCGCCGTCACGTCCATCGAGGCCGCCGCCGCCGCACAGCGCGAGGCGATGCAGGAGGCCGGCGCCACCGACGGGCAGGTGGCCATCGCTGAACAGGCCGCGCTCAAGAAGGTGATTGACCTGCTGGAGACGCAGGCGCTCATGGTCCAGCAGCTCGCCGACAAACGGGCCGCCGCCGCCACGACGTCGCTGGAGGCGGAGCTGAAAGAGATCCGCGCCGCCGCCGCGGAGCGCGCCAAGCTGCTGTCGCCGGCCGCGCGCCTGGACCAGGAGGAGGAGGTATCGCGTCTTGTCCAGGCCAAGGAAAAGGCCACCGCCGCCGAGGTCACTCGCATCCAGACGCAGGCGGCCAGGGATCTGGAGGACGTCCAGGCCAAGCTGCGCGACAAGCGCAAGGCCGCCGAGGTCGCCGTCTCAATCCAGATCGCCGAGGGCATCGCCGGGCTCGCCAAGCGGTTCAACGTCTGGGGGGCGACCGAGGTTCCGCCGGAGGTTGAAGGCTCGCTCAGGGGGCTGATCGGCAGCCTGTGGGACGCGCTCACCGAGGGCGCGCAGGACGCCGCCGAAAGCCTGGGGTCGCTGCTGTTGGAGTCGCTGTCCTACGGGGCGGAAAGGTTGAGCACGCGCCTGGGCGCCGCCGTCTCGTCCAGCCTGGACGCCGTCTTCGGCGAGGGCACTTCGGCCAAGGTCGCCAGCGCGTTCGAGGTGGCGGCGCAGGCCGTCAGCGACGCCGGCGGCTGGGTCAAGGACAAGCTCGTGGAGGGCGCTGGCGCCGTTTCTGAGGCGATGAGCACCGCGACCCGCGCCGTCCTCGGCGACGCCCTGGTCGACCGCCTCAAGGGCATCGGTGAGGCCGTTGGCGGCCAGATCGCCGGCATGTACGCCGGCTTTAAGACCGGCCTGAGCAAAGCGGGTGACGACCTGCTGGCGATTCCGGGCAAGCTCGCCGACGTCGGCGCCAACCTGGGCAGCTCGCTCACCGAGGCGTTCACGAACATGGGCGAGTCGGGCGCGGCTACGTTCGTGGCCGGGCTGAACGGGATGGTCTCCGGGCTGAACGAGGCCATCGTCGCTCCGCTCAAGGATCTGCTGGGCGAAGACCTCGGCCGCTACCTGGGGCCGTTGCTGGAGCTGCCCTCCAAGCTGTTCGAGCAGTTCAACGCCAAGTTCCTGTCGCCGGCGCTGTCGGCGGCCACCGCGCCGCTGGACCGGCTCCTCTCCGCGCCGGCGGAGGTCTTCTCCGCGTTCACGAACCCGGATAACACGAAAGAGGCCCTGAACAAGCGCCTGAGCGACGTGGACGCCGAGACCCGCAAGCGCGTGGAAGAGCTGCGCGCCAAGGGCCAGTTCAGCGAGGCCGCCAAGGCGCAGGCCGAGGGCGAGACGCAGAAAGACAAGCTCCGCCGCGAGAACGCCGACGCCCAGCCGGACAAGGTGCTGGGTCGCATCGTGGAGCAGGTCAACGCGGTCCTCCTGCGCGTGGTTCAGGAGCTGCCCAAGATCGCCGTCACGGTGCTGAACACGATCATTGCGTCGCTCCCGAAGGTCATCGAAGGGCTCGCCAAGGGTATCGCCGACCTCCTGAAGGCCATCGCGCCGAAAATTGGTCCGTTGCTGAAGACGGTGATCAACGCGCTCATCGACGCCCTGCCGGTGCTCATCGACGCCCTTGTGCAGGCGATCCCGGTGATCATCGAAGGCATCCTCCAGGCGCTGACGCTCCTGATTCAGCGGCTGCCCGAGATTGTGACGACGGTGATCCAGGGCATCGTCAAGCTCCTGCCGGAGCTGTTCAAGGTGGTCGCCGATGCCCTGCCGGGGCTGCTCATCGCCATCATCGACGCGATCCCGGTGATCATCATGGCCATCGTGGACGCGCTGCCCGACATCATCAGCGCGCTCATCGAAGGCGTCGGGCTCATCGTGGCGAAGCTTATCGAGCACCTCCCCGAGATCATCGTCGCCATTGTGCGCGCCCTGCCCCAAATCATCTGGGCGCTGCTGAAGCTCATCCCCCTGGTCGTCTGGGGCCTCGCGAAGGGCCTCGGCCTCGCGTTCGCCCAGATCGGCCTTGGCCTCGGCCGGGCCGGGGCCAAGGTGGGTCGGGCGCTCGCCGAGGGTGGCAAGGCGCTGTGGAGCTGGATCACGGCGGCCGGGCGGTCGTTCTGGGAGTTCGTGACGGCGGCCGGGCGCGGGACCAAGGGTTTCTTCGCCAAGATCGGCGGTGGCCTCAAGTCGGCCTGGAAGGCGACCGGCGGCAAGATCTTCCACTCCGGCGGTGTGGTGCGCGGTCCGGGCAACCTGCTCCAGGCCGCGGCCCACGCCATGGCCGGCGCGCCGCGCTTCGCCGACGGAGGGCTCGTCCAGTCCCTCCAGGGTGACATCCGTCGCCGCCTGAACGGTGACGAGGTCACGATCCTCGCCAAGGCGGGCGAGGGCATCCTGAACAACCGGGCGATGCGCAGCATGGGCGAGGCGGAGCTGGCGGCGCGCAACGCCGGGTGGACGCCGGCCGCGTCCGGCGGCGCGACGACGGTTCAGATCCTGCCCGATGGGCGAGGGGTTGACGCGCTCCTGCGGATGCTGATCGGGCGCATCGTGATTCAGAGCGGCAACCCCGGCTCCGACGTGGCCCGGATGCTCGACCGCCGGGCGGTCCCAGGGGCGCGCGCCATGCGGGGCGGGTGACGGGTAGCACGGGCCGGCGCACGGTGGTAGGTTCCCTCCCATGCGCCCACGCCGGTTCTTGCTCATCCAGGACTTCGCCTCCGAGACCGCCAAGGTTCACTCGGTCACGACTACGGACGCCAGTGGCGCTCCGGTCGAGTCTGGCCTGAGCGTTCGACAGGTTGAGCCCGACTCTGACGGTGCGCCCTCTGGCGACCTGCGGCCTGTGCTCACCGGCACGCCGGAGGATGAGGTTGAGGGGCGGCTGGTCGTGGTGCAGCCGGGCGTGGAGGGTGACGCCCGCTGGGGGTTCACGCGCACCGACGACAGCTCGCTCCAACTCCGCCAGTCGCCGCAAGTGGTCACTCACCCGGACCTCCTGGCGCGCGAGTCGGGCCTGGGCGCGCACCGGCTGGTTCGCCCCAAGCTGCTCTCACTCGCCTCCGGCAACCTGCTGTGCGTCTGGCTCCGGCAGGTGAGCAAGACCGAGGACGCCGGGCGAGGGGCCGGCGTCGGGCCGGCCGGCATCTACCGTTCGGCAATGTCTCCGAACGGCAGTTGGAGCGCGCCGACCGAGCTGTCCATCTGGTACGGGCGCCGCGACAACATGGCGGTGGAGCTGTTCGACTTCGCCCTGGTCCAGTACCCCGACACGGGCGAGGTGCTCGCGATCACGGTGGGCACGGCACACACCCAGCTCGCGACCGGCTTCTTCAGGGACCGCCGCCTCCACGTCGCCAGCTCGAACAGCGACGCGCAGAGCTTCCAGGTCAAGGCGGAGCACGTCCTGATGGGCTCCACGCCCGACATCAGCCTGGGAAGCGACGACACCGCGCTCCTGGCCTGCACCGCGCAGATCCTTGCCTCTGGGCGCCTGCTGGTGGTCGTGGCGACGATGAAGGCCGTCTACTCGCTGGTGTCGGACGACCGAGGGCGGAGCTTCAGCCGGGCCGCGACGATCCTGACCGTGTCCAGCGGGCTGAAGGGCAACAGCAGCTCCCACCCGGACCTGCACTACTGCGGTCTCAGCTCGACCATGCTGCCCAGCGGGCTGTGCTGGGTGGTGCTGGCCCTGGGGCTCGACACCGACAGCTACCCGTTCGCCTCTGGGATCTACGGCTGGCTGACTGCCGACGGGGCCGACTACGGCACGCGACAGGACATCGGGCACGCCACGCCATGCCCCTACACCGACGCCCCCGCCGTGGTCGTTCGCGACGACGGCTGGCCTCAGCTCTACGTGCAGGCGCACCAGTGGTACGTGCCCGACATCGGCTCGGTCTGGAGCGACCTCATGGCCACGCGGACGATGGCCACGCGCGAGCCGCGCATGGACCATACCGCCGCCGACCTGTTCCCCGACGTCTCGCAGTTGGCGGCAAACTACGGCGGAGGCGACCCGCCGACGTTCTGGGCGCTCCACCCGATGCACGGCCACACGCTGACCGGCGCGGATGGGCAGCTCGGCAACTCGGTGGTGATCCACTATGCCGGCTGGGCCGGCGGCATCGCGGCCTGCCTGCACCGGGGCTCGGTCTACCTCGCCAACGCCTACATGCATGAGGGCGGCACCGGCAGCACCGCGACGCTGGTGGAAGCTGGCATCGTGGTGTTCCGGGCGAACAACTGGCAGCCGCTCCAGGAGTGCCTCGCGCTCGGCTTCAAGCTGACGACCAACGGCTTCAGCAACAGCCTGTCCAAGTCGACGACGTGGGGCCGCGCCTACCACATGGGCTGGGACGCGCAGGGCAGCCCGGACCAATGGGGCTGGCAGAAGGACCAGGAGGTTGGCGGCCTGATCGACATGCAGGTGGTCGACGCCGATCACGACCAGTCCGCAACGCAGCTCACGGGGCCGGTGGTCTACTTCCGAGAGACCCTGCCCAACCCCAACGGCGCAGATGGCGAGGCCGAGGGCAAAGCGGGCAACGCCCAGCTCTCCGGCGTGGTGCGCTTCTGGGTAGACGTGGTCGAGGGCGGAGACCTTGATTTCTGCGCCATCGGCTCGCGCATGGTCCTGGTGGCCAACGGGTACGCCGGTGGTACGGAGACGACCACTTACGGCAGCGCGGTGGAGGTGCGCCTGAAGCGGGCCAGCGCGAGCGCCGTGGACCTGCGCTTCGTCGACACCTTCAAGGGTGACGGCATCGGGTCGGGCGCGACGGTCCAGGCCCGCGTGGGCGACTGGATTGAGGTGCTGTACGCGCTCGACATGGACGGGCAGTTCAAGGGCTGGTGCTTTGCGCGGGTGTGGCGCCGAGACGAGGACCCGGACTTCCTGGCCGAATACAAGCTGGTCGGGCAGGGCACGCTGTCTCCCTACCTGTCCAAGGACCTGTCCGACGAACGGCTCTCCTGGGGGCACGTCACCGGCGACGCCACCCTGACCCGGACAAGCCGGTGGAAGCTCGTCCACCTGCACCGCCCCGACACTCAGTTTTTCGACGGCCGCGAGGCGCAGACGCCGCCGCTCGCCGTGCGAACCCGCGACTGGACTCATGAGCTGACGACCACGCCGATCCCGAGCTGGCTCATCAACAAGCGCGAGCCCATGTGGTTCCTTTCCCGCAACGACTCCGGCTTCGTGAACCTCATGCGGGCGGCGCAGGCCACCGCCGGCGTCGGTTCGGGCCAGTGGGTGGAGGCCGGGCTGCGCGCGAGCTGGCGAGGCGACGCTGCGACCCCCGGCGCCTACGTCTACCGCAGCGGCTACGACCTGGGCGCACGTAATGCTCTGGTCGGCAGCGGAGCGCCCTGGCGCATCCCAGCGCTGGACACCTACGGGTACGTCCCGGAGGCCGTCCTGGTCCTGGACGCCGGGGCCGACGGGTGGGGCGCCGACGCGCTGGCCGTCTTCGGGCGCTCCTGGCCGAACATGCGCCTGGACCTGTACGGCTCCGATTCCGAGGCCGGCACACCCTGGCGGACCATGGACTTTGGCCTGCCCCTGTACCCCGGTGGCGGCGCCGGCCTGGAGGAGTGGCACCGCGACCTCTCCGACTGGCTCATCGACCCGGCCGTCAACGGCGGTTACGGGGTGCGCTTCGCCTACCGGATGGTCTACGTGAGCGCCGGCGTCACCGTGACGCCCAACGTCTGGCGCCCGCACCAGTGGCGCTCCGACCCCAACCCCGGTGGGCCGCAGTTCTACTTTGCGGTCCGGGTGGAGGGCGCGCGCGGGGCGTCCTCGCTCTCCGCGCCGCGCGTCTTCAGGATCGTGGACAACGACCACGACCGGCTCTACCTGGACGACAACCCGCTGACCTACTTTCCCACCTGGAACGTCTCCGGCAGCGGAGCGGGCGAGACCGAGCGGGCCTGCATCTTCAGCGACCGCTTCGCCGTGTCCTTCGCCAACCACTTCCACTCGCACGACAACGTCAGCGGTCTCACCCACCGCCGCCGCTACCTGCGCGTGACGATCCGCGGCCACTGGCGGTCCTACCTGAACCCCTACGCCGAGACGCGCCGTTTCCTGTTCGGGCGCCTCGCTGATCTCTCCGGCCCGGACTTCGATTGGGGCTGGGGCTTCAAGGTGGACCCTGGGGTCGAGACCCGCGCGCTTCCGGGTGGCGGCCGGGTGGTCAATGAGCTGCGGCCGGCGCTGCGCAGCTTCTCCTGCGACTACGGGCAACGGCGCTTCAGCGAGGGCTCCACGGCCTTCGCAACCCCGGTCCGACCCACGACACCCAGCACCTGGAATGAGGTCGTGGAGCTGCTGGCCGCGGCGCGCTTCGGCGCTCGGCAATGCGCCCTGGTCTGGCAGGGTGAACGCGCGCTCCCTTCCGAGTCGCAGGACAGAGACTTCGCGCCCGCTGGGGCGGCCAACGGCTACGAGCTGATGCTGGTCCGGCCGGGTGGTGTCGAGGTCCGGCAAATCGCCTTCCAATGCTCCCAGGAGGCCCTGCCATCGGGGGCATCGGTCTCTCCACAATCCGTGGTCCGGCCCTGGATGGCCGTCCGGTCGCTTTCGTTCGATGAGGAGGTCTGATCATGCGCGGTTATCCCTCTCGCCCCGTCGCCGGCGCCTTCGTGGCCGCCCGCACGCTCACCGTCGACACCGCGGCGGGCAAGCTCGCCCTGCACACGGTCCGTGACGCTGTCTACGCCAGCCTGTGCCCCTGGCTCGTCAAGGCGCTCACGCCGGGGCTGACCGGCGACCCAACCGAGGAACAGGTGGAGGCCGCCGAGGCCGCCGTGGTCGCCGGCGCGGTGGTCCTTGAAATCGAGGTGGTGCTGAAGAGTGGCCCCCCGGTGATTCTGGCCTACCTCGCCGAGTCGGACGGCGACGACGGGTTGCAGCTCGTGGGGACCGCCTATCTGACCTGCGACTCCGACGTCCCGGTCCGGGGCATGATCTGGCCAAACATTGCCGAGGCCGAGGGCTGGTATTGGGGCACCGACGGCCAGGGCGAGGCGACGGTGGAGGTCTCGGTCGGCTTCAGCGTGCTTCCGCAGGACGCCGAGACCGCGCGCCTGCTGAAGTAGCCCAGGAGGGCCGCCATGACGATCACCGCACAAGCCCGAGGCAGCATCCGTCGGGTGGCGACGCTCGCCGCCATGCGGGCGCTGTACCCCTCACAGACGGACGTGGTCTTCGTCAAGGCGGAGGACGACCTGTTCGTCTGGGTGCCTGACTCCACCGAGACCCCGTCTGACGACGTCATCCTCCGCAACGGCTTCGCCGAGGCCACGCCTGGGCGGTGGCATCGCGAGACCCGGCCGCCGGCCGAGGTCTCCACGCCGGAGGCCAAGCTGGAGTTCGGCGCAATCGCCGACGGGCAGTATCTCAAGCGGGTTGGCGGCCAGATCGTCGGTGCAAACAGCGCCGGCGGAGGCGGCGTCACGCCGCGCGACCACGATTTCGAGACCGCAGGTGAAACCACGTCGTTCGAGCTTCCGCAGTCGGTGTCCGCCGGCTGGGAGGCGAGCGTCCAGGTCCGCCACGGTGTCGTCCCGATCCGACGGTCGGCCAGCTCGCCGCCGCCGGCCGGCCGCTTCTACGTCTCTGGCGCCACCGTGGAGCTGGGCGACGCGATCCCGAGCGGCCGAGTGGTCACGGTCAACTGGCTGGAGCCCGCGTAACGACTCGCCCGGCGAGTGGTCGAGTGTCTACCCCGCACCTTGCAGCGGCCGTAAAGGCTCGGCAACTTGGGGCCGGCAACTCAACAACGCCGGAGGTCAATTCGCATGGCAACTCAGGTCTTCGTCTACGCCGGTCAGTACGACGCCGGCTCCATCCAGAGCGCCGACATCGGCGACGGGCAGGTGTCGGGGGCGAAGATCGCCGCCGACGCCATCGACGGCTCCAAGCTCGCGGACAACGCGGTCGATTCGGAGCACATCGCGTCGGGCGCCATCGACGACGCACACCTCTCCAGCGGCGCCAAGTCGGGCGTGCTCGGCTCCAAGCGCATCCTCCAGCTCGTGGCCACCGGGGACCTGAGCAATCCCAACGGCACGTCCATCGCCATCAGCAGCTCGCCCGAGACGACCGAGTTCCCCTTCACGACCACGGCCGGCGTGATCGGCGACGGCAGCGTGGTCGGCATTCCCGTCCTGTTGGAGGTGTCCGCGGGCAACTCCGGGCAGGCCAACGCCTTCAACACCAACTCCGGCAAGGTGATGCTGGGTCAGAAGGGCAAGTACGCGGCCCAGGTCTACAAGACCAACGGCGCGCGGCTGGTCGACGCGAACACCGGCAACGACGTCTGGGCCATCATCACGGCCTCGGCGCGTACCACGGGCGGCACCTACACGATCCGGTTCTACTCCGACGAGTGGCCCCTCACCGGCAGCGGTGAGCTGACCCTGAACAACCCGGTCACGGTGGAGGAGGCGTACAGCCTCGTCTACCCGCAGATCGTCACGCTCTCCGACATGGCCCTGGACGCGCTGCGCTCCGACTCGGTCATGCTCTCCCGCGTGGCGGCCGGCATCGCGGCCGGCGCGGTCGGTACGGCGCAGCTCGCCGCCGACGCGGTCACCGCCGACAAGCTGGCGGACGACGCGGTGGGCGCGGAGCACATCCAGAACAGCGCGGTCGGCACCGACGCCCTGGCCGACAACGCGGTCACCGAGGCCAAGATCCTGGACAGCTCGATCACCTCGGCCAAGATGAACGACGGCGCGGTCACCAACGGCAAGATCGGCGCCGACGCCGTGGACGGCAGCAAGATCGCCGACGACAGCATCGCCGCCGAGCACATCGCCGACGGCGCCATTGTGGACGCGCACATCAACGGCAGCGCCGCCATCGCCGAGTCCAAGCTGGCCGACCTGGGCAAGGAAGGGGCGTCCTCGCTCCTGGCCAACATCCGCCGCCGCGACATCGAGGTGGCCGCTCCGGTCCACGCCAACGGCGTGGTCGTGAACCAGGACACCGCGACCGCCGGGCTCGTCACCGCGCAGTCCTCGCCGGACATGAGCGTCCAGGTGGCTGCCGCGACGGTCTACAACGCGAGCGGCACGCGCATCGCCGGCGCGCAGAACACGAACCTCGCCATCGGCGCGGCCGACGCGACCAACCCTCGCTACGACCTGATCTCGTTCGACGCCAGCGGCGTCGCCACGGTCACGGCCGGCACGCCGGCCGGCTCGCCCACCGTCCCCTCGCTGCCCGCCAACCACGTCAAGCTCGCCGTGGTCAAGGTCGCCGCCAACGCGACGACCATCGCCAACGCGGCCATCTACGATCACCGCCGCCCGGCCGCCCCGGTCCAGCGGGTGGAGAACTTCACGGGCGACGGCTCCAGCCTGAGCCTCGTCCTGTCGCGGCGCGCCCAGGGCGCCGTCCTGCTCATCCGCGGCACGGCTCCGCAGGTGCCCGTGACCGACGGCTCCCAGGGCAGCAACGACGAGTTCGCCCAGCTCGACTCGGTGGAGGCCGATGGTACCGAGCTGCTCTACGGCGCGACCTACGCGCCGGGCAACGGTCAGGTGCTCACCGCCGTCTATTTCGGGTAACGTCCTGCGGCATGGCCGCCACCCGAACCGCAACGCCTCCCCCCTCCCCTGCCTCCATCGACTCCATCCCCCTCACCTCCGATCAGCGCAAACGCCTGAGCCTCCTGATCTCGCTCGTCTGGCGAGCGAACCGGACGCGCAGACCGGAGGCCGTGGTCCAGCAGGCGGTCACCGCGTTCCTGCGCACCGTGAAGCGACACGGGCAGGCGTATGCGGACCTGCCGTACTTCCACCTCGGCCCGGACGGCACCGGGCCAGTGGTGCGCGCGGCACCGGCGCCGTGAAGTAACCCCGCGACCGGCAAGCCATTTCGCTACGGCGTGGCGGTGTCTACCACGCGCCGTGGAAATCCTTGCAAATCCAGGGGTTGCACGCCGCTCCTCGCTGGGATACACCTCGACCATGCGCATCGCCCTGCGAGAACGATTCGTCATGGCCCCTGGCGGTCGCGTCTATGAGGACGTCGCCAGCTTCGGTCTCGACCCCAAACTGTACCTCGCCGTGGTCGACGCCGACTTCGGCGTGGCCGGGCGCGTGAACGGCAACCACCGGGTATATCCGGTCGCCGACTTCCGGGCGGAGAACGCCGCCCTGGCGGAGCGCATCAAGGCCGGCCTGGGCGGCCTCGACCTTGTGGACGGAGAAGAGGACCACCCGGACTGGAACCCCACGTTCAAGGTCCCGCTGGCGCTCGTCAGACTCGGCGTGGACGAGGACGTGGTCTACCCCGGCAAGGTCGCTCACGCCCGCGGCAAGGTGGCCTTCCTGGACACCACGCACGGGCGAGACATGCTGGTCCTCTACCGGGCCGGGTTGCAGATCGGGTTCAGTTCCCGCGGCACCGGCTACATCGAAGAGCACCTGATCGATGAGGCGTCCCCGTATTGGGACGCCAACGAGCCGTACAGAAACCAGTTTGTGTGCGAGGTCCGCGGCTGGAAGCTGGAGACTTACGATGCGGTGCGCGTGCCTTCGGCGGGCACGTTCGCGCGACCGAACACGGAAAACCACCGGGAGGCCAGCGCAGCGTATGCGCGACTGGTCGAGGCCGGGATGATCAAGACCGAGGAGGCGACGATGACGCTGGCCGAGCTGAAGAAGAACCACGCCGCCCTGGTGGCGGAGCTGATGGCCGAGCTGCGGGCCACCGTCGAGGGCGAGGGCAAGCTGTCCGAAGCCCAGGCGCGCTGCACCGCCCTGGAGACCGAGCTGGCGCAGGTGAAGACGACCTGCACCGCCGAGGCCGCCAAGGTCCAGGCCAAGGAGACCGAGCTGAAGGCCGCGCAGGACGCGCTGACCGAGGCGACGGCCGCCCTGAAGACGGCCGAGGCCAAGGCCAAGGAGGCAAACGACAAGCTCGCCAAGGCGGAGCACACCGACGCCATGGCCAAGGCCGTCATCGACGCCGTGGAGGCCACTCCGGCGGCGCACCGCAAGACGGTGGAGGCGAAGCTGGTCAAGTGGGTCCAGGAGGGCAAGGCGACCACCGTGGAGGCCGTGAAGGCCGCCGGTGAGACGCTCGCCGAGGTCGCCGACGAAGTGGCGAAGGCCACGGCCGCCGCCGCGACCGGGCTGGTCCGCACCGAGGCCACCGACGATCCGCCCTCGGCCGCTCCCGCTCCGGCCGCTCCGGCGCCCGAATTGACCGTGGAGGCCGCCACGATGGCGGTCGCCATCAACAAGCTGCGCACGGGCCTGGGCCGCGAGTAAGCGGACCCGTCCCACACACCTGTTCCACTCTGGAGGAAACGGAAATGATGATTGGAGAGGCCCTCGACCCGCGGCGCAGCGACCTCAAGGCGGTCGCCGACGCTCTGAAGACCTACGGCATGCTGATCCCGGAGGCGCTGCCCTCCCGCAAGCGTGCCTTCATCGCGCTCGCCATGGAGCGGCAGGCCAAGCACATGGCCGCCCTGGAGGCCGCCGGCACGTTCGGCCTGTCCTTCCACGGCCACGACCTGCTGGTCAACGATCCGTCGCTCCGCGAGGCCGCCGCGGTTTACCTGGACGGTAAGGGCAAGGCCGAGGAGGCCAAGCGCCTGCGGATGGGCGAGACGACCGCCAGCTCCGCGGTGGCCGCCTTCACCGTCCAGCAGCTCGCCGTGGTGGAGCAGGTGTACGAGCGCACGTTGCTCGACCGTTTCTGCGACGTCCGCGTCCAGAATCAGCCGCGCGCGTTCGTCCACACCTGGAAACAGAAGGCGGCGCAGAACGGTGGCGCCTTCAGCACGGGCGACCTGTTCAACAGCAAGCTCGACCCGGACTACACGGCCATCGCGAGCGAGGGCGACACCTCCCGCGCGGCCGACTTCCAGATGGCCAGCTCGACCGTGACCGCGGTCGAGAACGCGATCCACGCCGAGTGGCACCTGAACGCCCAGCAGGATCTGGCGTCGCAGTACGGGATGAGCCTCCCCGAGCGCGGCCGCGAGTTCCTGGCCCTGGAGCTGGGCCGCGAGGTCGAGGGGCAGGCGCTGGAGGACACGGTGGCCTCGGCCGGCGTGACCGGCGTCTGGCCGAAGACCGCTCCCGCCGGCACGATCTACGAGGTGCTGGACCCGGACAAGTGGCGGAACACGATCTTCCGCACCATCACCGGCCTGGACAACGACTGCTACAAGTCGGCGGACGGCTTCCGCGGCACCGAGGTCATGCTGGGCGACCCGGACTCCATGCAGCTCATGGAGGACCTGAACGCGATGGGCTTCATGCAGCAGGGCATCAACCGCCGCGCGACCGCCGGTGACGGCATGGTCGGCGCGACGGCCGCCAACGGCGCGACCGAGGGCGCGGGCGCCCTCTCCATCGGGCGCTGGGACGGCTACAAGGTCCGCTACATGGCCAGCAACACCATCGCGCTCCTGCCCAAGCCGGGTGGCCCGGACCAGGACATCGCCCAGATCCACTCGGTCTACGTGCCGATCACGGACCTCGGCCTGTTCCTGGACCTGACGACCCGCAAGGTGAAGATCGCCGC